TTTTCGAATATCGAGCAGCTCGCGCTCGAGTTCGTGAAGATGACGCTCAGCGCATGGATCACACGCTGGGAGCAGGAACTCTGGCGGTGCGTGCTGACCCCGGAAGAGAAGACGCAGGGCTACTTCTTCAAACACAATCTGAACGCCCTGCTGCGCGGCGACTTCCAAAGCCGCATGGCGGGCTACGCCACGATGCTGCAAAACGGCGTCGCCAGCGTGGACGAAATCCGCGATCTCGAAGACTGGAACATGCTGCCGGATGGCATCGGCGCGGATTATCACATCCAGCTCAACATGCAGCCGCTGCCGGCCAATCAGGTCCCCGGCGCCACGCAGGCCACGGGCCTTGTGCGGCTGGGCAGTAAACCGAAATCGAACTGACAAAGGAGCATCGCCCATGGCAATCAAGCGTAAGAACAATCTCCGCATGGAGATCAAGGACATCTCGGCGGACGGTTCGTTCAGCGGGATGCTGAGCGTTTACAACGTCATCGATCTCGGCAAGGATCTGGTCGAGGCCGGCGCCTTCACGAAGACCATCAAGGATCACGGCAATGAAGTGCCGATGCTGTGGCAGCACAAGCCCGACGTGCCGATCGGCACGCTGACGCTCGAAGACGGACCTGACGCACTGCACGTGAAGGGGCAGCTTCTCATGGAGTTGCCCGAGGCGAAGAAGGCTTACCTCCTTATTAAGGCGCGAATCGTCCGGGGCCTGTCGATCGGCTTCGACACGGTGAAGGAAGTTCTCGACGGCGGCATCCGCCGACTGAAAGAGCTTCGCCTGTATGAGGGCAGCATCGTAACGTTCCCGATGAACGAGGCGGCGCAGATCACCAGCGTGAAGCACCGCGCCGAACGGAAGGAAGACTTCACCACCGAGCTTGCAGAGCTTCAACTGCAGGACGCCGGCTATCAGATGTGGTGCGCTCTCCGCAACGCCCTCTGCTCGATTCCTTGGAGCGGCCTTTCCCGCGAGGAGAAACTCGCAGCCGCGGCCGCCACCCTCGAGCAGTTCACCGCCGCGTGGATGGATTACCTGCCCGCGTATCTCGACTGGCTCACCGAGGAGTACGGCGACATGGAGACCGCGAGCCGAAAGCGTCTCGAAGCGAAGGCCCTCCAGTTGAAGGAAGGCCGGCGGATCAGCGCGGTCACGAAGTCCCAGATTACCCAGGCGCACGAGCACGTGAAAAGCGCCTCCGATCTCCTGATTGCACTTTTGGACGGGGAAGCCGACGACGTCGACGAGACCGACGATGACGTCACTTCCAAGTCGAAAGCCGCAACGGAAACCCAGCCCGAGCCGGTGCCAGACCACTCGGCAGCAAGTAGCCTCCTTGACTCAATCAAGGCGATGATCCCCGCGTAAGGGGAAATCCGAAACCGAAGGACCAGACATGAAACCGCTCGAACAGCAACTCGCAGAGCTCAAAGAACAGCTCGCCGGCCACTTCGACAATGCTGCCAAAGAACAAAAGGCTCTTGGCACCGTGCTCGAAAAGACTCAATCCAAAATCACTGCGCTGCAGGCGCAGGCCGACGCCATCGACGTCAAGCTTGCCGAGCGCAAGGCTGCGGAAGTTCCCCAGCCCGGCGTGCTCGAAGTTCTGCAGGCCAATGACAGCGTGAACCGCCTGATGAAGGATCGCGGCGGCCGCGCCGTGGTCACCCTCGAAGGCAAACACGTCCGCGAACTGATGGGGCGCAAGACCGTCATCACGTCGAGCGCAGTCGGCGTTGCCACGACCGGTGTCCTGCAGATCGACCGCATCGCCGGGATCACCCCGGAAGCCCGTCAGGTGCTGACGGTTCGAGATCTGCTGTACGCGCGTCCCACTACGATGCAGGTCGTCGATTTCGTCAAGGTGAACGCGCCGATGGCCATCGCCTCCCCGCAGGTCGAAGCCAGCGCGAAAGCGGAGAATGCCGTGACGTTCACGTCGGTCTCCGAGAAGGTCCGCACCATCGCGACGTGGATTCCGGCGTCGAAGCAGATCCTCGACGACTTCACCGAGCTGATGGGTTTCATCAACTCCACCCTGCCGTACTATGTGAACCTGGCCGAGGAGATTCAGCTTCTCTCGGGCGATAACACCGGCGAGAACCTTCACGGCCTGATCACCCAGGCGGCGGCGTTCAACACCGGGCTGCTGTCTTCGAGCAAGGGCTGGAACAAAATCGATATCGTTGGCCGCGCTGTCCAGCAGATCACGGGCGCGAAGGAACTCGACCCGACATTCATCGTCCTGCACCCGAACGACTGGTGGGAGATGCGTTTGACGAAGGACGGCTTCGGGCGTTATATCCTGGGCGATCCCCAGACCAACGCCCGTCCGTCGCTGTTCGGACTCGATGTGGTGTACACGACCAGCATCGCGAACGGCACTTTCCTCATCGGCTCCGGAAACCCGGTTGCATCGGAGATTCGCGACCGCATGGAGATGCAGATCGAGTTCTCGACCGAGCATCAGGACTTCTTCACCAAGAACCTCGTCGCGGTGCGCGGTGAGAAGCGCGTCGTTCTGGTCGTCAAGCGTCCGAACAGCTACATCAGCGGTTCGTTCACGACCAGCCCCGCTTAAAGCTGAGTAACCCTGCTGCCGGATCGTCCCCAAGGTGGTCCGGCAGCGCGAGGAGATTTCAAACATGCGAGTAATAGCAAACCGGCAACTAACCGGCCATTACGGTGTCGTGACCATGGGGCAGGAGTTCGACGCTGAAGACGATGTCGCACGGCAGTTGCTCCGCGCCGGTCTCGTGAAGAGGCCGGACCCGCCGACCATGGTCTACGAAACGAAGGTTATTGTGCCCGAAGTCCCGGAGGCGGCTCCGCGGGACGTCTTTCGTGACGTGTCTCTGCCTAACGCGGAACCGGCCGGAATGGCTCCTGAAGGCGATCAGCAACTTTCAGCGCCAGACCTTCCGGCGCAGCGAATTGATGATCCTGGCGGACGGGGAGGACGTAAGGCATCTGGTCCCGGAGGACGATCCGCGAGTCAGGCTGATCCATCTCGCCGGTTGGCCTGAGATTGGCGCGAAGCGGAATTACGGGTGCGAGCATGCCGCTGGAGAAATTATCACCCACTGGGATGACGACGATTACTCGGCGCCGGGACGGCTCGCCGACCAGATTGAGCGTCTTCTCAAAAGCGGGAAGGCAGTCACTGGCTTCCACTCAATGCGGTTCACGGATGGGGTCCGCTGGTGGAAGTACGAAGGTACCCGCAATTATGCGCTCGGCACGTCGCTGTGCTATCGGCGGGACTGGTGGAGCACTCACCGTTTTCCGGCGCTTCAGGTGGGCGAGGACAACCAGTTCGTCGCCGCGGCCCACTCCGCAGGCGAACTCGTCACGGCAGACGCGGGTGATCTGATGTACGCGACAAATCACTCCGGGAATACGAGCCCGCGGAAGCTGGGCGATAACTGGAAACCGATTTGAATGCTCCCCACGCCTGAAGGCGGGGGGCTTCACGGAGATCAATGGAAATCGAAAGGACAAAAATGAAGAGACTTCTAATCGGGTTCGCCTTCCTACTGCCGCTGGCCCTGGCTCAGCGACCGCCGACCGGTGGCCAGATCGTCGGGGTGTCAGGCAACGGGAATACTTCCGTCACCAGCACGGGCGCGCAGACGCCAGGTGCCTGCGTTGTTATCGACGCGAACGGTAACCATGTTGCCGGGCTGTGCAACGCCGTAAGAAATCACCAGAGCCAACTCGCCGGCGTGTTGGCGAACGGGACCGATCAAACCCTTTTCATGTACAGCGTCCCGGCGGGCACGATGGGCGCGGCCGGGTGCATTCACGCGGAGTTTGCATTCCAGCAATCGGCTGGCGGCGGAACTCCTAAGTTCTGGTTTGGATCGACCGCTGTCACTATTTACCCTGGCAGCGGCGACACAAGCGTCTGGATCACGAGCGTTCGCGTTTGCAATAACGCGGGTGCGACCGGAGCGCAGCAGATCGTCGCAAACGTGGTCGCCTACGCCGGGGCCAACTTTGTTTCATGGAGCGGCGGCGTGTTCAACACTTCAGCGCAGGATACAACCGCCGCAGTGGTAATGAAACTGACTGGCACTGGCGGAACTTCGAACACCTTTACTCCGATCGATTGGACGGTATGGTAAGCGGGCCACTCCGTCATTTCCGTAGCTACCAGCTTGAAGCAGGGCACCTCGGGTTGGTCACAGATTTCTGTTCAAG